TATTAAGATATATCTGTATGTTAGGTTTGGTTAAGTTCTCGTGCGCGATTTGTTGGGCTGAACCATAGGTTGTTGGCTTGTCTGGCTTACCATAGGTTTGCAGTGCTGATTGTGTAGGTGACATTTTAGGGTTGTTTATAAGATTATCGGCGAAAGCTTTTTGTTTAGCCGTTAGTTTTACGTCCGCTTTTATTGTCTTACTCATGTTTTAAATGTACTTCTTTAACTTAATTGTATCAAGTACGTTAGGTTTTTACAAGCACTTCACCCCTGTTATCTTACAAACCAAGCATAGTCAGACAACACTTCTATGGCCTTTTTACTAAGTGGCTTGTCCTCATCATTATACGGTCTAGTCCGTTTTCTGATAGTCGATTTTATACCCATCGCTGCATCGAAGTAATGGTGACATTTGGCGCATACTTCTTGCCACTCTGTTTCGTCTTGTCGATACTTGTGGTCTATGTTTGACCATTGAGTGCGGCACAATACTCCACAATAAAAACACTTACCTTCTTTTTTTAATTTACGCTCAGCCCATTTATGTATGCGGTTATATTCAGTTATCCCCAGTTTCATATCTATAATTATAACAAAACACAATATTTATTACAATTCGCTTGACTTATCATCTAAGCTTATGCTACAATGTAGTCATGGTCGAGATAACATCAACACCAGCTTGAGAAACTTACCAAAGAGACAAGAGACCGAATAGGGCAACAGAGAAACGAAACACTCTCCTATCAACTTCTTGTCTCGCAGGTGGGAAAACGAAAGGAATAAAATGAAAATAACTAAGATGGATGTGATGACGTTTATAGCACTTAGTTTAGTAATGACAATAATATTATGGAAAGCAGGTTTATTGTGAAGAGTTTAATTATAATTTGGGTAATAGTGTTAGTAACTATTGTTGGCGGAAGTGCTTACATGATTAGTGAGATAAATAAGATGGTAGAGGAACAGACAGACGTTGTGAGCGGTTCTAATAGTTTGAGAGTAGTTAACAGCACCTCAAAAGATTTACAGCCTCAAACATTCTATGCTGAAGACGAAATAACTGTGCACGAAACCTTACAACCTACGACAGTTGGTAACTACATGCAATACCAGAAGCACTACACTTTCTTACAGCCAACAGTAACAGCCAACGAACTACAGGGCAGCTTTTACAACCACAACACTGTAGGCACGATACAATGAAGATACCAGTAGAGTACGACATATCAAGTGTGTTTAGTGAGACAGTTAAGGTAGATGGATTAGGTGAGTGTAAGTGCGGACCTGATTTTATGAATCCTCAGGTACCTTGTAACTTAAAAACTTGGAAAGACTGTCGAGTGTGCGCTACTTGTGGTGGACAAGTTCGGGATATTGTGAATGATTACTATAACTTTATTAACGGATATTCTGGGTATGATGATGTCGAGTAATACAGACCTATTAGAGAGAGCTTACGAGTTACTAGAAACAATCGGGGACAGTGATATAGACTTAACAATTAAAATAAATGAAGCTATTCATAGTAATGATTTAGAAGCTTTATTGTTTATTCTAAACAGTTATTCTTCTTAGAGAGTTCTTTCTTTTCCCTCTCCCCCCTAACCCCCCTCTCGCTAATCGAGGGGGGAACTAGATGACTTCGCTAACGCTCAGTATCTTTATAAAAATGTTTATTCTTCGGAAGAAGAAGGTACAGCCCCCCCTACCCCCCAGACCATTCTGGTGAAGTAGAGAGAGCTGTGTTATTCCCCGTTGTCGAAGTACACAGTCGGACATCCCCTAGTGTTGTTCCGAAAATATTCTCTTCACTCTGTCCTGTTCACAACCAAGTATGCCTGTGTCAGAAGTTGATAAGGGAGTGAATTTGAGGAGTTGCACCTCTCTAAGAATATTCCCCTTGACATAAAAGATTCCATTTGCTAAGTTATAGGTAATTGCGAAACGAACAAGAGAGCCCCGAAAGGGGTTCTTTCTTTTATGTGGGCTGTCCATTGCGAAACAAACAGCTTACTACAAACATATCAAACTATGATTATTTGTCAAACACTTTTAATTTAAAAAGCCCCCTAAAGAGAGGGCTATACAAACACGTGGTGGGGACGATGTTTGGGTATTGCTACCACACAGAACATACTGCTTGTGGATAATTCTGTCAAGATTAAGCTTGACTTTGGACTAAGCTTACGCTACACTAGAATCATTAAATAAGGGGACAAGAATGGGTAAGTTAAAGAATATTATAATAGACACCGACAACGAAACTATAGTCATAGACGTAGCCAGGGATAGAGCGATGGTTATACCTGATGAAGTGTATGAAGACGCAATCTTAACCACCGCTGAGTTAATCAAACTCAAGCGAGGCAACAAAGAGGCTGAAGATGTACAGTAGCGCTTGGGCGAATCACATAGCTGACAGTCCTATTAATGATGCGATAGCTAATTGGCACGCTAAACAACCCGAAAGAGAACAAGACTGTGCAACGCCTTCAAGTATGTTGGACTGTCCGAGAGTAGTTTGGTTAAAGTACCGAAAGAACGTTAAACCACCTATTCCGTTAGGTTGGGGCAAACTTCAGCGGATGCTTCATGGCCGAGTATTTGAGAACACCATAGCCGAACAACTTAAAGAAGATGGTAAGTTACTGTGGCACTGGCGGGATGATACTCCTAACCAGTCAGTCAAGTTTGAAATGGGTAAGGACTTAAAAAGAGTCTGTGGAACGCCCGACCTTTTATTAAAGATAGATGGCAAGGTTTTAATCTCAGATGCTAAAACAAGTATGGGTAAGTCATTCGCTTATGTGCCTCTGACCGCCAGAGAGGCCTTTGAAGACTATATGTGGTTCAAATATCAGTTACAGGTCGAAACCTACTACATGTTGGCTCAGAAGAACCCAGAATGGTTCAAAGAGAATAAACTACCACTACCAGAATTGTGTAACTTATTCAGTTATGCTTTAGATGATGGAGTAGTCAGAAGGGATTTCACTTGGAAGCCTACTCAACAAACAGCTGCAAAGATTCTTTACTACGTTACTCGCTGGAACAAAGCCTACGCTAGTGAAGACATGCCCGATTGTACTTGTCAAGAGTTTGACGGCACACCGATGAAGTTCTGTTATTACCAAACAGAACAAGTAGCAACTAAAACAGGATATAAATTAGGCACACGATGTTGTGGGGGGGAATTATATGAAACTACTAAATAAAGTCAAAAGAGTAATGGAGATCTACCCTCAGTCAAGAGATAGTGACCGTGACTTACTTTTAAGAATATGGCATATCGAAGGACTAGAATTAAGCGAAAGGCAGAGACAGAAGTTCATGCAAGTAAGTAGTGCCGAGAGTATTACTCGTGCCCGAAGGAAGATTCAGGAAGAAGAGCTGGAAGCCTCAGAGGCTATCGATAACGCTCGATATAATAAATTTAAAGACTACCGTGGTGGTGCGGTAAGCTGGCTGTAAAGGAGACAATATGGCAGAATATATTAAACTAAAAGACTTAATCGATGGTGAGTTTACTGTTGAAAAGGTGTGGGGGTTTAAGTGGAAGAAGTGGGACCCCGAAGCTAACAAGATGTTAGTAAGTGACGAATATGAAAAAGACTTCAGAAAGATTTACGGGATAACCACCGACAAGGGTTCACTCGATGTAAGTTCGAGCCAGTTTGCGAGTATGCTTGAAGGAGTGTCCGAAGGTGGTCAGGCTGATGTGGTTGGTAAATCGTACACCGTAAAGTCTAACGGCCAAACGGGTATGGAGATTAGATATTACATTAACCCAGTTCGTGAGCGAAAAGAATCTGATAACAAGCCTGTCAGTGACACAGATATAGAAGACATTAACGCACTATTCTCATAATGGACAAGCTAATACAAGAGATTAATAGGTTAGAGATGGAAATGCTCGTTAAGAGGGACGGGGAAGTCCACTTAGTAGAAATGCACATCTTATCCGAAACAATCGCTCGTATTGCAATCTATCTTACTAAACTAGCAGAACAAGCTTCGGAAGCTGAGATTAACTTCAAACTGAAGAGAGCCAAAAAGTATGATGAACTCCTTAAAGAAGGGATCAAACGCTCCCCTGCCGCCGAGGCTATGAGGTTTGACGAAGAGCTTATAAAAGCCGAGGGCGAGGTAGAACGACTCAGAGGATATATAAAGAGGTGTGATAGTGTTATAACCACTATTCAGACTCATATCAGTGTTAAGAAGATAGAGGCTACTAATCTTGCGTGACGAACTACTAGAACTATTAGCGGGGTTAGAGCTTGCACTCTACCGTGAGCAGGAACATAAAGAACCACACCTAAGATTAGTGTGGGCGTTAGAAAAGAAAATTAAGGAAACCAGAGAAAAGTTGAGGGTAACTTTATATGGCGTACAAGAGAGCAGTCAGAGACAAGGTCCAGTCCATTCAGGAGATGTTGGACGACCCGAAGAGTCTTGATGATATTACTGAGAAGACTCAGATAGCTTTAGCTGGTGAATATGGAGAATTGGCTAGAGAATACGCTAAGACGTATGGTCAGTTCACAGGTTTGAGTCTAGGCTATAGTGGGTTAGACAGAAGGACGGGTTCATTCCTTCCAGGCGAAGTATTCGTTATCGGAGGTGGAACAGGGTTTGGTAAATCACTATTGGCTCAGAACATAGCTGTCAAGGCTGCTTTACAAGGAACTATGACCTTAATGATTACACTAGAGATGACTAAGGAACAAACTCTTTCACGTATGTACCACATGTGTGATACAGAAGAGGAACGATTAATGGTGGATTCTATGATAGCTTTTCAAAGAGCTTCAGCCGTAAGTGATAAGGACGTAGGCATACTGATGCAGAAGGCTGCTCAAGACGGAATGGGGTTAGTAATATTGGACCACCTACACTTCCTACCAAGAGGTACAGATAACGTCAGAAACGAGATAAGCAGAATTACTAAACACTTCAAAGAGTGCGCCGTAGAGTACAAGATACCAGTTATCCTCCTGTGCCATGTTAACCGAGCTTTAGAGAAAGGTGAAAAACCAGATCTTAAACACCTTAAAGAGTCCTCAAGTATAGAACAAGATGCAGACATGGTAGGATTCGTTTTCAGAGACAATAAAGTAGACAAGACTAAGATGGAGTTTTATATGAGAAAGAACAGAAGCAGAGAATTAATATATGAAGAGATGATTTTTAACCAAGACGGTTGGAAATTAACTCAGGAAGGGATAGCATGGAATTAACACCAGCTCAGAAAAGAGCTAAGTCGGTTAAAGAGAAGTACGGCGATGATTTCTTTGCCCGTGTTGGAAGTACTGGCGGGAAAGCCAAAGTACCTAAAGGGTTTGGAAAGAACAGTGAATTAGCAAGGAAAGCAGGAAGTCTTGGAGGGTTAAGACGTGCCGAAAAAATCAGACAGAGCAAAAGCCAAGGATAAAGCTTGGAAAGCCTTTAGTACATACATAAGAACAAGAGATTGTTTAAGGTTCAGTGGAGACCCAGAACTTGGTATGTGTGTAACTTGTAAACGCTCATACCCTTTTAAACAACTTCAATCTGGTCATTTTATTCAGGGTAGGGGTAACTCTGTCTTATTCGATGAAAGACTGGTTTATAGCCAATGTGTCGGTTGTAATGGGAATCCTCCTATGGGTAAAGGTGGAAACTATGTCGAGTACTACGTCTTTATGTTGGAAGAGTGGGGTCAAATTATGATAGACGAGTTTAGAGATTTAAAGAACAAAACCGTCATCTATAAAATCCATGATTTCCACAGGATTCAAGAAGAATATGAAGAAAAAACCAAGGAATTGCTTGACAACTATCGTAAGCTTATGCTAGGATAGAAGTACAAAAGGGGGTAATGTGAGGAGTCAAGACTTAACCAGAGTTCAAGAACTTCAACTAGACTTGGACGTAACAGAGCTTATCTTCGATAAGCTCAAAAGTAATAAGGCTAAAGAAGCTATCAATAATCTGAGGTACTTGATTATCTTAGAGTTACACAAACAACAGTATATTAGTGGGCTACTATGAACGATCTATGGCCTACTAAAGAAGATTTATACATAGAGTTTGTCACGTTCTGTTTCGACAGATTTGAAGGAATAGTACCAGATGAGAAGCTGTTGAGAAACGCTTACAAGGACTGGATAGCACATTAACTAAATAGAGAATTGGGTGCTCACTTTGTCACCGTATGGTGTGCAAAGGTAAAGGTAATAAGTATTGCACGACCCAAACTTGGTAACTGGATAAATTACGATAAGTCCTATCATTGGAGTGCCAGTCGCCAAAGACTAGAGAATCAGTATAGCTTAGACCTCGCAAGGCTTTGCTATACTCTCTAGTCACTAAGCACAAGTAAGGTAAGGAAGAATAAGATGAAAAAGAGCAAGCAAACATCACAAGCAGCACAAATACTAATTATCCCAGTACTAATCGGGGTATTACTATTGGCTTATGGACTGAGCCTGATATGGAAACCACTAGGGATTATATTTATAGCTTGGTGGGTATTAAGAGTACTTAGCGGTGCTTATAAAAAGTTTGAGGAAGAACAAGATAATGAATGACCCAGTAAGTAGTTGCTGTTTATCGAGCGTAAAGGTTCAAGGGATAGGTGGTGGCACTCAGTACTATAAATGTGCTGCTTGTGGCGAACCTTGTGATAGACAAGAACGCACCCAACCCCTATCCCTTAATAACTTACTAGACGAGATACTACTGCAATACAGAGCTGAGTTGAGGCAGGGATTAAATGAACTTGCAGGACACGACCCCCTTGACCAAGCTAAAGCCTCTCTTATTGATTATATAGACAAGGAGATTATTGGCGAGAATGATAGACGCAAAATAAGATACTACGATGAAGTAGAGCAAGCTAACGTGTATTATGCGGACGAAGCTGGTTCAGTACGAATAACTAGAAATAACCTCAGAGCAAAACAACGAGCTAAATTAAAAGGAAAGGAATAGAGAAATGAGCGCACATAAATATCGAACCAATATAGACAATCTCAGAGAGTCATCAAGTATTAGTAACTACGTCACTATAATCTTTTGCGAATACTGCGGTCACATTAAATACAATGCTAACAGGAGTAAGGATAATGAACTCGAACCAAACGAAAACTGCCCAGCTAATCCACCCAAGAAAGAACTAGAGAAGTAGTATGCCGAAGTACGAGTGCGAGGTGCATAGTTGTAGTGGGCAGTCTCCTGATGGTAAGTGTCAATTGTGTGTATATGATGAAATGAATAAAGAGGATTGACAAGCATTAGCTTTATTGCTATAATGGACTCACCATTAAGGAAAGGACAACAATCATGGTACGTTTTACTAAGGCTCAGAAATTGATGATGGTGGCTATGCCGCTAGCATTAACAACAAATCCACTAACTATAGAGATATTCTTAGAGTGGTATAAGTGGCTGTTTACAGGAATAAGTGCTGTCTGTGTGGCTTATATTGTAGGTTTTACACTCTATATGTGCTTCAAGCCAACAGAGGTGAAAGTTCCTACTAAGACAAAAAAGAGCAAAGTCAAGGCTAGTCAATATATCGATTCAGAGTAAAATAGTTTCTATAACTAAACAGGAGAACACTGAGCCACGACCAATAATTACTGACGCTCACTATTATGCTTTCACTACTAATAGGACTGGGTACGCCCATTCCAACACAGCAGGAAACATTAACCTTAATAACCGAAAAGAAACCAGCGATAGTCAAAGTAGTAGAACCTACGTTGGATGAGAAGATAAAGAAGAACTACTACAGGTGCGATGAGAGTAAGTTTTGGATAAGGGCCGACAATGCCCGTTGTCTAGCTAAACAGCCTCAACATACTACTCAGGCTCAAAAGCCAGTCAGGAGGGCTGAAAATGCGTCAGGAAGCACAGGAAACGGATATGAACCTGGACAGTGTACGTTTTGGGCTAAGAGTAAACGGCCAGACATTCCAAATAATTGGGGAAATGCAAGTTCCTGGTTGGGTAACGCTCAAGCTCAAGGATGGCCGACTGGCTCAACGCCTGTGGCTGGAGCGATTGGATGGACTCCAACACACGTTGTCTATATCGAAGCAGTCAACAGTGATGGTACAGTCACTTACTCTGACATGAATGGTAGGTATATAGCGTGGGAGATTGGGAGTGGGGTTAGACCAGCCAACTACTATCAATATATTTACTAATATGCTAAAATAGAGTAGTTCATGACAATGTTGTCCACATTTCTTTGAACGGACGAGCCTAATTGCGAGAGGGCTCGTCTTTCTATTTAAAGAAGGTTTCAAACAGCTCATCTATAACAACAGCCGCCATTAAAGCTAATCCTAGAAAACCTATGATTGCTATGATGGGTGCAACCACTGAACCTAAACCTATGAATAATACTTTAGCTAGTTCCATGTTTAATCCTTTCTACAGTATCCTGTATTAGATAAAAAGGGTCTACCTCTCTAGGAGTAGTACCCAGTAAATGTGAGGCGGTAAAAGCCAAAGCTCCGAGTGCAACGTATTTCATCTTGTCGTGTTCTAACGCACGGTTAAAAGCACTCGTTAAAGTCTCTTCACCAATAATCTCTAAAGCTATGATAGTGCCAGCAAGGATGCTCCACTTAACTAGTCCAGGGTCAACCCTCTCCATCACAGACCTCGTCTATTTCCCTACCGAAGTATCTACAGAGGGCGTTTATAATGAAACAGAACGGTTCGGCTTCTGGGTCGTAGTAAACTAAGTCAACTACACGTATCTGTTCTTCTATGATTGTGTTCAATATTAGCTCTGGGTCGTCCATAGCTTCGGTTGGTATGAAAACGTAGTCATCTTCATTTATGTCTGCATAAACACCATCTATAAGAGTCTCGCCTGTGAAATATATAGTATTCTCAGCGTTAAACTCGTAGGTATCTCCAAGTATATTTACGTACATAATTAACTCACATAATCTACTTTCTTAAATGAATCTTCTGGTACTCTTGACTTTGCAGTGCCGCTACATTGATTGCAGCGGAAATACTGGTAAGTTGCTCCCGACTTCACGTGAGTATACTTATGTAGCTTAATCATCGTGCCTTCTCTAGCGCACTTAGGACACGAGCTAGGTCTATCTTCAATCACGTTCAAAGGTAAGGACTGTTTATCCCAGGGGTTCATCTTTAAGTAAATCTTTTCCAAGAGAACTACGTCCTGTTTATTATATTTCTTCATCTTATCCCAGCACTTCTTGTCACCAGCCATACAGCCTAACCATAGGTCAAAGCCACCAGTTTGAACCTTGTTGCCTAATCCGAAGTAAGTCCCCAGGTCGTCTAGTTTATTAGAGTTAAAGTTAAAGTTCCGCCTAGCTACTAGTTTCGTATCGACTTGCTTATACGGAGTTGGTGGTTCAAAGCCGTGTATTATCATTCTAGCCTGGCTTTTCTTTTGGTCAAAGGAATTACCGTTGTGGGCAACAACTGCATCTGCTTCGTTAAACAGCTCGTGAAGTTTCTTGACTACCTCGTAATCACTTTGTTTGTCTTTCTTGTATAACTTGAAGTCTGGTTGAGCGACTACGTGTGTCTGTTTCTCCCCCAGCCACTTGTAGGCGAAGCACATAATGTACCACTCCTCAGTAAACTTTAAAACGTCTTGCTGCCATTTACCCCAAACGTACCCTAGACTTGGAGTCGTTTCTATGTCATAAATTAAAACTTTGCTTTTCACACTCCACCCCCGTTACTAAGAACCCTAACTGCTGTGTGAGGTTCGTAGCTAGCTTCTCAGCCTGTCTAGTTTCTATTCCGTCTAAATACTCAACTGTGTAGAGAACTCCGTCCAGAAGGCCTCTATGTTGGTGATTATTTAAGTTATCTAAGATGCCGTACATTAAGTCAGGCGTAGGCTTTGGTGGACGAGTTACCGCCAAATGCAAATCCCTATGAACTTCTACATCCATAGGGATAACAAACTCTGACCTGCCTCTAAACCTCTTCTCTAACTGAGTCACATAGTCCCGTCTCATCCAAAATAGATGGTGACGGTTTTCCATCTTACTGCCTAGACCTATCTATAAATGGGGAGAAGGGCAAAGATGGTTGGTAATCGTCTTCAAGGTGAGCGTCTAACATAGCTGCTGCACCCCTTCTTTCGGGATGCTTAGGATATTCGCTAGGGTATCCACCTTCTGGTAGAGATATAAGCCTTAACATAAAGCTGCCTACATCTTTTAGTGTTGGTAGGATTTTTATTTCTGGAAAAATTGACCTTTCCATGATTGTCTCCTTAAACTGTGGTTGTTATAAAGTTCCAAGTTGCTGAGATAGCGGCTGCTACGGCTGCTACTAGAGCTGCTTTTGCACCGTTAGCGTCACTTACAGTAGCTACTGATACTGCTAGTGTGGCTAGAAAAGCTTGCACAAATGTTTTTAATGCTCTGATTGCTATATCTGACATGATTTATCCTTTCACCCTGTTAATAAGTTTTGTTATCCAGGCGAAGACACCTTTGCCTTCGTCAAGTAATTGAGTATCTTCAGTTTTCTTAGCCTGTTCCTCGGCTAGCTTCTTTTCAGCTTCTGTAACTTTGGCTTGTTCGGTAGCGAGTTTAGCTAGTGCTGCGTCTAGTTCGGCTTTAGTAGGTCGTGAGGATAGTTCAGCGATGATAGCTACATACTTTGAGTAAAATGCTGCTTGCTTAGCTCTAAGGCTAGCTGCGGCTACAGCTTCTGGTGATGTCCATAGTCCTTGTAAATACGCATTGGTGAGGTCTTTGCCTACGTGGTTAGCGATAAGGTCTGCATCACCTTTTCCTGCGTGAATGTAATCTCTGTTCCTGCCTAAGATTCCTTCGGCTAGGATTCTCGCACCGTTAATTGCTATTTTGTCTGCCATACTTGTCTCCTTAATTACATATTTAGGGTTAATAAATCCTCTATATCCGTTGTTCATATCTGGGTTGAGGGGTCGTGTGCCCCAATGCAGATGAGGTCCTGTACTAAAACCTGTGTTACCTGAGTAGCCTATTAGCTGCCCTTCAGTCACTGTCTGTCCTGGGTTAACAATTCTCTTAGAGAGGTGCATGAGCCAGTGTTCGTATTGACCCGACATGACAATCGTTTCTCCTGCTGCGAATCTACCAGACTTAGGGTCAGTGACTCCGTTAGCTGACTGTAAGACTTTGCCATTTTCAGGAGCGTAGACTGGTACGCCAACATTAGCCTGCAAATCAATTCCATGATGTCCTATGAGTCCAAACTGTGAGTAATCTACAGCGGTACTACCGAACTCTTGCGTTACGGTTACAGAGTTAAGTGGGTATCTCATTACTGACCTCGGCTTCTAAAGAACTCTATACAGATGTAAGTAGCTATTGCGGTAACTACTGCGGTAGCGGTAGGATATACCCACCCTAAGATTGTTTTGGATTTCTTTAGGTCTGATATGTCTTGTCGAAGTTCTTGGATTTCTGACTTGAGGGCTGCTGATTCTTCTTTAGTAACGTAGTTAGCTTTGAAGTCCTGCAACTGAGTTTTAATCTCTGCAAGCTGGTAGTAGATGAGTTCTGCGTTTATTCTGGTAGGTACTTTGTTATCTTTTTCCATAGTTAGTTCCCTATATGTAGGCTAATTTAGCTCTAATAACCGAGTTAATACTCTGAGATACTCTTATTGCGTCAACACCTGCTGCTGCGGTCTTTTCTATCAGGTAATATGGTGTTGCGGTTGTAGTGGTTATATAGTCATCAGTACTCATAGTCGCTACAGTAGCTAAGTTCCCTGTTGCTCCTTGGTTTACAGAATAGGTAGTCAGATTGATATTGCTCTCTGAGGATGTACTAGTGGATAAGGTTGCGAAGACTTGTGCTGAAGTACCAGACGTTTCGTTGGCGTAAGCAGATACTTTATACCCAAGATTCCACGCTCCTGTCGGAACTGATAATTGATAACTTCCTATGTTGTACCAGGTGTCTACCGAAGGCGCTTGTGAAAGGTTGGCGGCCGCAATACTTATAAATTCAACAACCCACTTTCCTGCGTCTCTAGGAAAGCCATATGGACAGTCCTGAGTAGAGTAACTAACCGCACTTACCCCTCCCGAAGTTGGTATAGCGTAACCCTCTGGTACTTGAACCGTTAGGGTTGTATTGGTTGAAAATGCGTTAGCAGTAATGATGGCGTATTCTGTTGTACCCGTAGAGCCACCAGAGAATGGCGTGTCGGTTGCTGTTGCGGCTGCGCTGTTGTTCGCGGAGAGGTTGTTGGCGTTGGCGTTGCTATCATTCCCATCGCCGTTAAATTTGAATAGAGAAACGATTGAGGTTTCAGAGCCTGTCATAGTTTGTGATATAAACGGAACGATGTTAGCTTGAGTGATTTTTGCTGACGAGTACCATACCTGTGCGATTTTGCCATCAAAAGGCAGTAATCCACCGTTACGACCACCGACTTCAAGGTTTCCAGCCTGTATTAAAGCTGTAGGGTTCGTACCTGCTCTAGCAACCACTGCTGGTGTATCTTTACCATCAATCATTATGTACGAAGTTGTAGTTGTAGCAGTGAAAGCAGACATATCTAGCTGTGCTGTAACGTGAACCCATTTACCTATAGGTACAGCTTGACGGCTACGAACATACGAATGGTTAGCAGAACCTGCATTAAAGCCAGCTAGTTGAATTGCACCATCATCTTGTAGGGTAAGATTCCAACCACTTGTGCCGTTATACCTAGAGATAATTACCTGTTCCGCCCCAGTAAGACTCTCTACTTTTATCCAGGCCCCTGCACAAAAGTCATCAGTAAATGTAGTTCCTGCTGGCGAAGTCTTAGACCAATACTGTGAAGAAGAAGCTTCTAAGTCAGTACACTGAGTAGGTGCTGTTACTGTACGAGTAAGTTTTAATCTCATACCGTTAGATACGGTGTCAGTAAGGTCATTAGAGTTAAATACTAAGTCGTATGAGCGGTTGCCGTTGTAGGTAACTGTGTTGGGGGTGGCTGCGAGGTCTGACCAACCTTGAGGTGTGGTAGTGAACAGAGTCTTTAGTGAGTTAAACCAGTCAGCTATAGGAGCCATTATTACTTTAGTACCAGTAGTGTGAGCGATAGCTGTAGAGTTATCATAACCACGTCCGTTACCAGGACAGACTACTTTAGTAGCTGTCTTGGATGAGTAGTATATAACTTCTCTATTAGTGGTAGAGTCTGGGTCTATAACTAGAGTACCTTCTGAATTAGCGGGTACGATGTCTAAAAATATATCCGTATCTGTATCAGTACAATCAGCTGTTAAATATGCTGTGTAGAAGTTCTCTGGTTCCCATGTTGATGATAGAAGTCCTGTGGCCACGATTAATATCCTCCCTGTAGTCTAAGTTTATAATCTGCAACTCTTTGGTACTGGCATGTTCTGCAATATCGGCGGTCAAGCCTCTTTGGTGGCGTGTAGGTATTTGCGAGAGTAAATTCATGACCATTTTTGCAATGAGTTCTTGTTTTGTTGAATCTTTGTGTGTTTTCTAGTATTGTCACTGGCTCTAGGTGGTCTGGATTAACACAGGCTTTGTTTGTACAAAGATGGTCAAGAACCATCCCGTCTGGTATAGCACCTACAAGCTGTTCGTAAATGAATCTGTGTGCTCGTTGAACCTTACCTTTATTAGTAAGACTTCCGTACCCAACTTTAGACTTATAACCAGTCCACTCCCAACAAGCGTCCTTGTTCCGACGAGTGTACAGATTGAGTATCTCTTTGACCGTTTTTCTGGTTGCCATAGTGTTTATCCTTTTCTTATCCTAACTTAACTTTAGTTTTTTTTCTAATAGATTTTGGTACCTTATATCTTACCTTCTGTACCTTACGTTTAGTATTCACTGAAGGAGCATCGTAACTCTTGTCTCCACTAAGGAGTTTAGCGAGGTTAATTTGGGTAGGTTTATCACCAAATCCGAACTTACTATAGCCTCCATAGCCGCCTTGGCCTGAACCTCCAGTAATCTTATCTATATTCTTCTGGTCCATCTCGATACCTTCATACACAGCTGTAGCAGCATCTTTTTGAAGGTTGAATAGAGTAGTCTTGTTCCAGTGGTCAGTAAGTGCAGCCCACTCGTTAGGGTGAGACTTAATCCAAGCTGAACGTGCAGGAGAAGAAGCTGTTCCGTCTTTCTTCAGAGGACCGTTGTTCTTGGGGAGAGCATTATAGCTATCCATCAGGTTCTTTACTTCTGGAGAAGGCGTAGGGTATCTATCAAACTGAGGGAGTCCTAGGAAGGCTCTCTTAGCTCTCTGGTAGGTTTCTAATTGAGAGTAGAAGTCGGTAACGTCTGGGTTATCTTCGTAGAATTTAGCAGCATCCTTGCCCTCTAAGCCCTTAGAGTTGTTAATCTTAGCCTCTAGTTCTTTAGATGCTTTAGGGATAACTTGTCCCATAGGGTCTTTAGATGCGTCTTTAACACCTATCACACTTTCAAAGTACGCACTTCTCTTCTTATTGAAGTCTTCAAGCCAGGGGTTAAGTTCTTTTATAGCTTTTTCTTCGTAGTTACCAGGAGAGTAGTTAGCCATCATGTTGAGCACTGTCTTTAATTGGTCTGGTGGTAGGTCATAGATTGGGTCGCCACCCTTACCTTGCTTACGAGCCTCTGCATCAACAGCTTTTGAAGCTTCAAAGGTTTTAGGGTATCTAAGCCATGTTGTAGCCTTAGAAGCCGAGTCGTAAAATGTCTTATCATTTAGTACGCTACCCTTAAAGTCTTTTCTGCTAGGCATAACTGTGCCAAAGAAAGCTTCTTTCTCGTTCTTGTTAAGCCCCTTAGTAGCATTCTCTACCGCATCATAGAACTTAGCACCCTCTGATTTGTTGTAGTTTTCGATACCAGAGGCCTTAGAGAACGCCTTTGCGTAACCTTCAGCTACAGACTGACCCCCTATTTGCTCTTCAGGAATCCTACCTGTAGCTGCTAAAGCTCTATCTGAAGCATTAAGAACTTGTGAACCAACAGTACCAAATGTATCTTTAATGAAACGTTCTACTTTAATAGGTGATTTGTTAAGAATATTACCAAAGAATCTAGCCGTCCCAGATGTCCCTTTATAAGCTTTGTCCTGATTCTCTGCGTCACTGTTTTCTATATAGTCAGGAACTATCTTTTCACCAGTGTATAAGTCTCTATTAGCTGCTGCCTGTAACGTAGGTTTAATTATCTGTGGGGTGAATGTGGATATGTTCTGTGAAGGCTCTGATATTTTTATAGGGCCACTGAAAGCTTCTGCAACGTCTCCGAGTATTTTCTCAGCCTCTACTGGATTACCCATAGCTGCTTCTGTGCCTCTTCTGAAAGGCTGGTAGAGATTAGATATGCCTGGAGGTAGTGGAATCTTTATCACATCGTAAGTGCCATCTTCATTTTGTTTAGTCCCAGGAGGTACAATAATTAAACTATTCTGCTTCTCATATTCAGGAATATTATTGTATACAGCTTTCCTTTGTTCATCTGACATATTCCAAAGAGTAGCCACTAACAGAGGGGTTCCAACAAAGGCCGTACCTTTTAATAAGGTCTGAGCGGGAGCTTCACCTACTCGTCTAGCTAGTTGTCTAGAACCCTGTATACCTGGGTTAAAGTATGGGAATACTAGGTTAGCAACTCTACCCCATTGTCCAGCTCGGTTAAAGTCCACTGTATTCTGCCATGCCGTAAGAGTAGCTCTCATCATAGCTTCTTCTTCTGTAGCACCTTCTTTTATAGCTTTTTCGTATATTCCTTTAAATCCTTGGAAACGAGTAGCTTTTTCTGTAATAGATGCGAAGTCTTCTATTGTCCTAATAGGATGAAGTACAGCATCTCCGTATTTACTAGACGCACCAGACAACTCTTTGACTACTTGTTTGCTCTTTGTTAAGTTACGAGTAAGGTCATAGGAGGTGGTATCTCCAGCTACAGATAAGAATTTATTCCATATGGGGTCATTGTTATCTATTCCGAAGTCTTTCATGGCGTTACCAAGACCATCTAAGAAATACTTACTAGTGGCAGCAGCATCTTTAGACATAATAGCTTGAGTAGCTTGGTCTCTTACTAAGTTCTTAGTAATGAACACTGGGTTCAGTCCTGTAGTACCAGCTCGGAATAACCGTCCAGGAGCAGCAAATATTTTACCGACTATATCTAGCTGGAATGGTGAGATTCTTTGAACAGCTTCTTTCATATCTTTAGATACTTCAAAGTATCGGGGGCTACCGTTGTCCAGCACCTTAAGAACATTCCTTCGGGCAGCTTCTTTCTGAGAGATTTCCCTAGCTTGACCGTTATCTACTAGCACTTCAATAAGACCTTTACCTACTTGGTTCCTTTGTATCTCTGTCTGAATCCTTTGTGTATACTCTAGTGCTGTTTCACCTACTGGTAGCACTTCTCTAGAAGAACCAGTTCTTTTCTGAGAAGCTATTGTTGAACCAAGATTATAAGACTTACCTTGTTGTCCTGTTTGGAATACATCCTCAAAGTCTCTCTGTAGGCGTATGTAGTCGGGGTCGCTAACAAACTGTTGATACTTAGCTTCGTCTATCAATCCCGCATTACGCATATCTTTAGCCAGTGTGAAGTAGTAGTCTCTTAAAGAGTTGTACCTAGTTTCAAATTCTGCTCCATTTTGGACTATAGCTTGTAACTCGTCTAAAGACTTAGACGTTGGTAAACCTTCTCGTGCATTAGCTAGTTCTCTACGGGCTGCTGCGTACACGTTGAAATCTGTTAAGCCTTGATTGTCTAACCCACTAAGAGCTGTCTGTATTTCTGGAGACTGAGTGAATCTATTTACACCCATCGAGTTAGAGTGGCGAGCTAGTCCACTCTCATACATGAATCTATCTACTATACCCTTCTCACCAGTTTGCTTTTCAATATTTTTTAATTCTTGAATAATATAGTAATCATCATCAATAAACTTCTGACCGAGGTTAGTTTTAATGCTAGCACCCTTTGGCTGGACAATCTGTCCTTGCGCTATGTCAGCAGAGATGCTTGGGACGCCTTCTGGGGCTGTCTGAACCACTGGAGCTTGCGAGATGTTAGATTGTGCAGGTAAGTCATCTACAGCCTGTTCTAGAGCTTGTGGAGCTGTTAATCGTCTTTCATCTAGCTTTGGATTAATCTTTGCTTCAATACCTGCGGCTCTGACCTTAACCGCTGTTTCTTCATTAGGGACCTCAATATATCTGATTTTGTCATTAGTAATAGCTTGTTTACTGGTAAACTCGTCTCCATTATTAATAAGCTTGCCAAGACTAGATTCGTCATAGATTATTTTTATATTTGCTTCTCCAGGCCATGTATACGGATTATCTAGTCCTTTTTGTAGGAATACTCCCTTTTGCCCTTCATAACCCTTAATAGGAACTTTATTCTCTTTCAATTTACCATCCCTAAGGATGCTATCCAGTGAATCAGCTTTAGTCACATGACTAACCTCGGAAGGAACATCTAATTTCTCAAGGTTATCTTTATAACCGCTAATTATTGACTTTACGTCTTTTGGCGAGTTAGTTCTTGCCAGTATTTGTGACATATCGTTTAGATGTGGTGTTTTATCAGAAACCCCACTATCTATCAGAGCTTTTTTAATATTCTGGGGGTCTGTCTCTGAAGCAATAGTTTTTATGACACTAGTTGCGTATGACTTAGTTGCTTGTTCGGTTGCACTATTAATACCACGACTAAAGAGTTTTTTACCTGGTTTGGTAATTACGTCAGTAGGATCTAGAATTGTATCTGTTAGTGCTCCTAAAGCTACTAGTGTGGCAGCCACTGGAACAGCAAACTGTTGGGCTTTTGCACTAATCTTTCCCTGTCCCTTATCTTTTAGGATTTGTTGTGCAGCGGAAGTATTAGTTTCTAGCTCTTTTTTTAGACCAGTGTACCTTTGTTGGTAACTCTGTACAGGGGTAGAACCGTAGAGGAACCTTTTAAGTCCTTTTTCGTACTTAGGAGCCTCTGTTTGGTACTTGCCCCTCAATTCATCTCTTAATCTAATAAGCTCTTCTATATTGTTAGCGTCTACAGATAGATTTTTTGTTCGACCAATTTGAATCGCTGCACCATATGGGTCAGTTGTACTGTTAATAATCTTCTGTCTTTTATTAACATCTTTTTCAGCTAGAGCCTTATCTATAGAATCGGCTGCACTTGCATAATTAGATCCCTTCACCGTTCTATAAAGAGTTTCCCCTGTCCTTGGTATCTCTCTAGCACCAGCTATAGCAACATCACGTGCTTGTTGCCAAAACTTTGGTCCCCCATATTCAGCTGTATCACCACGTTGTATCCTAGCGTATATATCTTGTGGGGAGTTTGCCTCAAACTTATCACCGATTTTTTCAAATATACTTCTCTTCTGGGTTTTTGGGTCTGGGCTATTAAGAAGTAGCCCTAAGTTTACCTTCGTCTTGGGATTAGTACCTACATATTGTTTTGTCCTGAGATTAGGGCTCATACGAATGACTGAGCCACCATCTACAGAGATAAGTTCTCTTTCAGGAGCAACGGTAACTTGAAGAGGCTTTCCTTGTGAAAGTCTTAACTGTTGGAGCCGTCTAAGCTCGTCCTGATTACCGCCCTGTAGGTCCATTTATTTAAACCGCCTGTACTTGTTTTTCTTCTTGGGATAGTTGGATATTTATATCACCTAGTAATGACTGTGCTGTTTGTGCATCAAGTCCTGCATTATTAACTAACTGCGTGACTACTGAGCGTTTTAATGCTGTAGGAATAGCTGATTTAAGAACATTGTCTAGGTTAGCTTTAATAGAACCCATTCGTGAAGCACCTGGAACTGTTGTGTTAAGGGTGTTCATGTAAGCGGCCTGTGACTGGTTTCCAGCTCGTGAAGCCTGTAGTGTTCGTAGTTTAGTGTCTAGTTCGTTTCGTAGGTTAGTAAGAGTATTCTCGTCTTCTATAGCTGCTAGTTGGTCTAAGATAGCTTGAGTACCACCCTTTTGAGCGTTAATATCAGCCTGAGTCTGAGATATGTATTGACCAACCTTGGCAAGGTCTTCTCGCTTGTTAGCTTGAATATCTCCAAGACCTCTTTGGAACCCTCTAGTAGCAGCTCCTTCTTTGTCTAAACGGTATGAGCTGTCGTAAGCTCCTCTAGCAGCATAACCTTGTCCAATAACTGGGAACTGGTCATTAAACTCACCAGTATAGTTCTCTATCTCACGACCATACTTTGATTCTAGTTGTCCAGTCTTCTCACGAGCTACTGTACCAATATCTCCATAAAGAGCATCGTATACTCCAGTGATAGAACCCACTAGGTTAGTAACTGCTGCACGGCCTTCTGCTAGTTTAGCTTGACGTTCTGCTTCTGCTGATATAGCTGGGTCTACATAACCGCCGCCATCACCAGTGTATCCACCGTAAGAGTCTGTAGCACCTAAAGTACCACTAGTGTTGGTTCCAGCTTGTTGTGGGTCATAAGTGTTAATTGGTGATGAAGTTTGTGTGTTAGGAACTCCGCCACCGTATTGAGTGTATGAACCTGAACTACCAACTACGTTAAGAGCTGGCTGTGAGCCGCTTACTCCAGTGTTCCTTATTCTTTGTGTTTGTATGGCAGATACTCCTGATAGAGTGCCTGGTGTTGCTACGCTTACTCCCATGATTTTAATTCCTGTTTAAAAGTTAATGTTCATGGTTACATTTTTACTACATAATATCATAAGTATATCTTTCGTGAACTGTCGAAAACATAATGTGTGAATGGGAAGTAGGCAAGGATATACCCTAGGAAAACGAAGTTCTCATTAAGGCGGTCATTCTGAATCTTAAACTTAACTGTACGAGAGTTAGTGTTAACTACTACTCTTTGTGGCTCATCTGAAAACAACGTATCTTCAGATGTCTCCATAGTTCCGAACCCAAGTCCTTGTTGTCCCAGCGGCAAGAGCCCCATCCCGTCCACAGAACCCTGGGATATAGTTCCTGTGCCTAGCAAGGCTCCGCCGTCTGTATAAACTGTAATATCAACCTGTCCTGCTAGTCGTCTAAATACTAACCCTATATCTACCCAGTACTTCATAATGTCAGGATTCTTAGCATCAAAGGCTTTAGAGACTATAAAGGCATCTATAGCTGCACCATCATCGTTATAGGTACCAGCTTCAAACTCAAAAATTTCTGTACCATCAGAACTTAGGAAGTAGAAGTGTTCATCATTACTTGTATCTACATATTTAATATATCCAGTAGCGTTGAAGTTAGTCCACTTGCTCCAAGACTGGAATCTTCGGTCATAGACTAATGTGAGAGCTATTGTAGAACTAGTAGTCGGAACGGATAAGAAGTACTTATTGTCGAAGTAGTGAGCTTTGCACTTTTCGTAGTACTGAGGGTTAATGGAATCTATTGTAGGTTGTATGCGTATTGATAGAACATTAGTACGAATAGAGGTAAAGAAGTTTGGCTCGTTACCTATTACACGAACACCTTCACGAGATAAGAAGTAGATGTCGTTTTCCACAGCTTCAATAGTTTGGTGTCCTACGCATCCAGTAGAACCAGTAACCAGAGATACAACAGGGTCTCCGTTGTCGTCAAAGTAGAACTGATAAACAGAACGCTCTTTAAATACTAAAACTATATCCTGATAGCGAGCTAATCCAGTAATTCTATCACCGTCATTCTTGCGGACATCTATATAGTTAGCTTGAGGTGGGGTTGCGTCTGTGAATACAGTAGCTCCTGGTACTTCAGTAGAGTTGTTAAGTAATGTAGCACTTCTAGTAAACATACCTGGGTCATCTGTAGCTGATATAAACAAGCGGTTAGGTTGTCCTAGTACGCCAGCGGCTATATGGACCGATTGGTAATAAATAGAGAATTTAGCTCTAGGGAGTGTGCCTGGGCGTGATAGTACTGCCCCAGTCCACTTAGCTCCACCAGATACCCCGTCCCAAATGTATAGGTCGTCTACAGCAGTAGTCATACCTATTTCAGCAGATGAACTAAATGATATAGATGCATCTGAAGAGAAAGCTCCAGCAGCAGCGTATTTAAACGTTCCATTATCTACAGTACAGATATGTCGATAAGTTTCCGTTACAAAGTTACCAAGTCCTTTAGCAGCCGTTAAACCAGCAATAGCTGAACTATATCCACTTCTTTTACGGGCTACTCCACCTTCATCATATTCAATATTCTGAGAATCTGAAAACTCCCTATCATCTATCAGAGATGGAGATACAAGGTTATTAAAACCTTTAGATGGATTGTAGACAACTTGACGATTGATTGCTCGTGGTCGTCTTGATGGTATGTTTGTTTCTCTTCGGCTCATTCAAAACCGCCGCCTACTCGGTAGTTGTTAGCGTTACTTATTTTACGCATCTTCCGTTTAGGTCGTGATATTTGTACCGCTGCTATAGATTCAGTAAGTCTCTTTTGGAATAAAGCCTCGTCTTGTGAAACATCAGCGTTAGGGTCTTGGGCTAGCTTGATAAACCTTCTCACTCCTTGAGCTACTATAGCGTCATCTGCGTAAGGTGTTCCTATGGAAGCATTTACCTCTGGGGCCTTCGACTGAAACTTTGTATATATGTTTGTAATTGTGGAGTCTTTAGTCCGTAAGAGGTAAGTGCCGTCAGATTGTGGTTCCAGCCAAAGCTTGTGGTCCCCGTCAATGTAAGCTGTCTGGTCTATAGTTTCTACTTCGTCTACAGTAACTTGGGTATCACCTTCGTAGAAGTAAGCTTGTAGCTTATGCTGGTAATCAAATGTAGAGGGTAATGAGGCTACCCCAGAGGCTACTGTAAGTTCTAGGTTAACTTGAGCAAAAGGCCAAGCATACGCCCTGTATATCTCTTTAAGGGTATTATGAACAAAGTTAGTCCTAATAGCTGTTGTAGCACTCTGTATAGAGCGTTCTCCGTTTAGATACGCTACTGTTAGTAAGAAATCGTTAATATATTTCACTAATATCTCCTTGCTACCCTATATTCTGGGAAAGCATCCCAAAGTGCTTTATGTAACTTAATAGCATCAGCTTTATCGTTACTGTTTTGTAATCTATCAAACTCTGTGTCAGCCTTGAGAGCGTGCCAGATATATTCAGGAATCTTAAATAAGTGACGCATAGACTTCTCTTTACTCTGTTGAAAGTCGTTAAATGGATTAGAATTACGAATGTCTGCTACGGCTTCACAATGTTGAGAATCTGGATAAATGAAGTCTGGATGAATCTTAAACAAAAGTCTTTTCATGCCTCTTAGTCGAGCTGTTAATGGTGCGTTAGAGATGTCCCTTGCTTCTTTCTGCAAGTTCTTGTAGTGGTCTAGTGCGGTGGTTGTGGTGTTGTTTGATACTATCATAATGAAACTTTACTATATTTAGGGTTATACTCACTGTTGGTTTTCTCTACTTGTTCTTTATACGCGTAGTCGCACTCTTTAGTTTTAATCCTGTGGCAGTTTGCACACCTGACTACACATTTTTCTATCTCTTTCAGTACAAACTCTAGTGGTTTTCCCTTGCCTAGTGCTTTGCTTATACCCATAGTTTTGTTATTAAGGTGGTCAAAATCAAGAGCTACGGGGTTTTCGTTATAGCCACAATCTATGCAACCACTCTTGAGTTTGATGTTATTAATAAGTTCTCTACGGTATTGCCTACGCTCTCGTTCTTTTATGGCTATCCTCGCAGCCCTCTCTTCTTTTGTCTGTTTTGGTCGTAAGTTTTTAGGAACATATCCAAGAGTATCTTTTATGTAATGGTACTCTCTGGCCTTTAGGTTCCTATTAGCTATGGTATTAGGAGAAGCGAGATTCTTCCAGTAGAACCTGTTATAGCAAGTAGAACACATCTTTCTCGCCTTTATTGGTTTACCTTCAGAACCACACTTCTCACACATACCTGTTCCTTTATTTTATTGACAAAGTACTTGTTTTATGTTAAAAGAACACGCGACCTAAAGCGTTAGCTTTTTCGTTCAAAGCTTCAAGAGTCACCTCAGTGATGATTTCTTTAGCCTTAAAGTCACCAGTCTCAGCTAGGTCTTTTGTGAATGGGTCACGGAAGAACGCAAGACCCCAAGTGTTTTCTTTGACAGCAATAACGTCAAAGCCAGGAGTTGCAGTAGTACCGTAGTCACCACTTACAGTTACGTGACGGTGTGCAAACAACTTAACGTTGTGAGCTGCGTCAGCTTCGTAAATATCAACAGCGTTGACAAGTCTCTTGTCGTTAGCGTCAATATTCTTAGTGTTTCCAGCTGTAAAGCCAGAAATTCGCCTTTTACCCTTCATAGAAGTGTAAACTGCGTCAACCATTTCGCCAGTTTGTGTCCATGCAGCTTCAAACATGTCGTTAAGTACAGTCTCAGTAAGAGTTGCACCAGAGTAGTTTGAAACATTAGTTGTAATCCAGTTCTTGATACCCTTTAGTTGTCGAGCAGAACCAGAACCAGCTACAGAAGCTACACCAGAAGCGATAGAACCACGCAAGATAGCGTATTCCATATCGTTCTTTAGTGCCATAGTCTTTTCACGGATTTCCTCTGCCATTCTGTCGCCGCCTACACGGTCTACAGATAGCTCAGTACCAGTGATTTTAGCTGTTTTTGCAAAGATTTGAGTAACGTTCTGCAAACGAGTTGGGTCGTTAGCAGCGTCAGCTGGTGCATCACCACCTTCAAACTGTGCGTTGTTTCCTACGGTTTCAGTAGATTTCTGAATCCATTCGTGTAGGGTGTTAGTTGCTTTTGATTTCTTTAGACCAGTTACCAATGGGTATTGTACTGGTGCGATTAATGTAAGTACGTCAAGAAGGGATTCTCTTCGTCCTACATCTGGGTAGGTAAAGTTTACGCCGTTAGTTGCCATTTTCTTATTTCCTTTTTAATTTAGTTGTTAATTACTACAAAGTAGCCCAAATTCCACAGTTGATACCTAGACCGTACCACGTACCTACACCGTCAGAAACGATAGTACATTGATCGCCTATAGCATTTGTGGCAGCCGTATTTTTTAGTCCTTTGTCAGTGGTTGTGATTATCGCTGTATCAGCATCGGTACCTACGGCAGCGAAGTGAGTAGCAATTGTATCGTCCGTACCAACAGTTACAAAGTTGATTTCACCTGAAGCATGTCCACATATAAATGTAAACTGACAGCCTGCACCAGCTGTTGCAGCTGATGGTAAGGTGAAAGTTTGAGTTCCTGATGACTTAGTAGCTATGTAGATAGTACCTGAATTTTCAGCGGTTAGTGTAGCATCGCTAGTACCGACTACAACTGGCCTAAGACCAATCATGGAATCTTTGTCAACATAAGTAGCTTGGCTATCCATATAAGATTGCGCCATATTATGTCCTTCTTTTAAATCTTACCGTCTTTCATCCATTGCGAGAATAAGTCGTCTGCTGCTTGAGAATCGCCGTTTGAAATGCGGTCCCATACATCATTCTTCTTCGCCTCGCCTTGATTGGCGGTAGATGTTTCTAGTGAAGCTGCTTTTTGAATCTTCCTAGACACATTAGCCTCTGCTCGTCCTTCGCTTTTAGCAGTAGTGAATCGAGACATTATAGTGTCGGCTATTTTAGGCAGAGCTACATTCTTGCCTTGGTAGGCATTTGCTACTCTTTGGTTAAGGATGATTTCACGTAACTCTTTGTCGTTCTTGACTTGAGGATACTTCTGTTCAATCTTTTCCCAGGCCTTTGCCTCTGAACGTTCGAATCTTACTTGCTCTAATACACGGTTATGGATTTCTTGTGCAACCGTATTAGGGTCTACATATCCGTCCTGTGCTTGGAACTCGTAGGGCTGCGTAGGAAGTTGATAGTCAACTGGACTGTCTTCTTCTTCAGCTTCGGTTGTTAATGTTGCTTGACCTTCTTCCTCTACAGGGTTCTGGTCAGTTGAAGCCTCTGCTTCTGGTTGTTCTTGAACCTCGTTAGATTCTTGAACTTCTTGTGTGTTTTCGATTTGTGTATCGTCAACTATAGGTGCCTGTGTGGCATCATCATTATCCATTCTGTCCTCCATTATGCCGAGCTAATGCTCTTGCAAGAGTATTAAGTTATTTGTACGCCATCTGGTAAGTAGGTGCCTCTACCGCATTTCCGACACGTCCAAGGTGTGAATCCTTCAAACTCGTCACCTTTTTCTTTAACGAACTCGTGCTCGCATTTTGTATCGTTTATTGGTTTTAGCTCACTTAGGTCGATGACCTCATCGTAACCATTTATGTCATTATTCTCCGTTGAACCCATGTTAAAGTCAAGCGGTTTGTTATCCATCGTTTCGTGCTTCGGTTAGCCTATTATTAATGTCTTCGACATCTACTGTAGCATTTATGGTATTGAGTAACTTCTGAGCCATAGCTAATTGACCAGTATCATAGACGTAAGCGTTATGGTCATTTATATAGGTTTTGCCACCAATAACCTTGACAAGATTATTAATCTGTGCTTGTAGGTATTCGGTAACTATAGCTCCGTCTTCACTATCTACAAACCTTCTAGCTTTGCCAGCTTGCTGTAGTTTAGCCTCTAATGCCGCGATATACTTTTCTCTTTCAGTTTGCATTACATTCCTCCTACTGAACTTTCAAACCCTTGAGTTGCACCTTGCATACCTTGGATAGCTGCCTCTTCAGGAGATTGGCCACCACCAAGTTGCGGGAGACCTTCTTCTTGTTCTGGTACTACACTCTCCATAGGTGCTACAGCTTTCTCTAAGTAGCGTGATACATCTTTAACTGAGAAGTACTGAGCTAGTTCTTCTATGAACTCACCATATTTAATCTTAGGTACAGAAGTTGGGTCTTGGAAGAACTGAGCTTGTTCTATAGCTAGTTTCTGAGTCTGTCCTACTTGTACTAAGAATTGTAAAGCTATATCTCTTCGTTCGTCCTTGGTTAATGGCAGTAATGAGTCGTCATCTATAGTTAGTTCTATCTTACCCTGATAATCAACTGGGAGTACGATGTCTGGCTTCTGCTCACCATCCTGTTGGTACTCGACCATTTCTGGTTGGTCCTGGAACTGTGCTAAGTTAGATAGCCATATTTTTCCTACGATAGACATAGATTGTTTAAAGTTGTCTCGCATAAAGCCTATCTTTTCAGTAGCGGCTTCGGTGATTAATGAAATACCTTTAGCTGTTCCAGCTGTCTTATCTGTAGAACTATTAGGTATACCAGATATATATTGAGGTACTGTAGCCATCTCAATAGCTTGGTTTAATACGTTGTTAACCTGTGCTATTTGTGCAGGGTTAGGTTCTGGAAACTTAAACTGCGTAGGTGGTGCGCCTGTGAATGAAATCTCTCCACCTGGTTCTACGATGAAGTCGTTAGTCAAAGTACCGTCTTCATACATAATCATGGAGTCTAGTGATACATTGAGGTTATCCATGTAGTGGTTAAACACATCATTGGTAGCTGACTGTAGTGTGGCGTTGTTCTCGAATAGTGATTCACCCCAAGGAGAGAATGTCTTCTTACGGATATAGAAAGGAACTATTGGGAAGTACTTATGCCAGTAGTGTTTAGCTTCTGCACGAATTTGTACCCAAGAGTGTCCTTTTCCTTCAGCATAGGTAGTCAAGTAGATACCATCTGCCCTTCGTTCGTAACACTCATAAATGGTGGCTGTTTTAACGGTATCATCTGTTTGAAAGGTCATTTGTGAATTGACTACTTTATTACGAGCAAGGTTGTAGTTATCAAAGGTTGTATAGTTTGGCTTATCAAATAACTTAGATAAGTCGTACTTACCATCGGCTTTTAAGTCTTCAAACGGTTTAAAGTATCTGACAATCATGTAGTTAGCTTTAGACCAGCTAGGTGAATTAGGTGATACAAATACATTAAAGAAATTGAGTGGTTCAAACTGGTTACAACCCTTAGTGTAGGAATCTTCTACATCTTTATCAGGATTCTTTACCATTCCTTCATCGTCAATTTGCTTAGAATAGACTTTTTCAGTTTTAACTTCCCAAGAAAGTTTAGCCCATCCTGTACCAGCTACTACTGCGTCAGTTAGAGTGTCTGCAACTTTAAACTTTATCGGCTCATCTGGTGCGTTTAAATAGTCATATTTAAGTTTAGCGTCTAAGCGCATCTGTCGCTTCTGAACGTCTTCGGGTACTACGAAACCAGCCTCTTCTAGTTCCAGCTCGTCTATTTTAGTCTGAAAGAAAGGCACTACGTTAGAAAGACGAGATATTAAGTCCCATGCTTTACTAGCTAATACTGGTATATAGACCTTACTACGCCAAGGAGCTACGTTATCTGTATTCTGAACTGCGTACATAATGTCATAATATTTTGATACTCTTCTAAACAGAGGTGTTTGTGCCTCTTCTGCTTTCTCGAATCTTCTTTGCCAAGTGTTAGCTTTATCGCTCATGGTTAATTCCTTTATTTTCTCCTAGTTGCATTGTAGCATATTTTATGCTTGTGGTTGCAACGGTTGTTGAGCCTTAAGTTCTATGTCTAGTGGGTTCTCGGTGAACTCAGGGTCGGCTACCACTTCTTGCTTGACTGCTATCTGAGCCTTTTCATTTCTGTAGGCTTGGATAAGTAGTAGCATTTCTCTTTGGATTGCTTTTTGTACGAATTGTTTTTTCTTAGCGAGAGTTGAAATATCTCCTTGATAGTTTAGTCTTAATTGGAATATCTCACACAACTCTGTTGCTTTCTCGTCACTTATATCAAATGATATTGTTGCCATTCTTTTATCTCCTTTACCAAGTTATTACGTAAATAGTTCCTTTACCGCCAGCTCCGCCAGCGCCACCAAGTCCAGGGTTCATACCAGTACCGCCACCACCTCCGCCGCCGCCGTGAGTACCACCGTCACCACCTGCTGACCCAGATACAGATGCAGTAACAGTAGTACCACCACCGCCTCCACCTGCTCCACCTCTACTAGAGTTACCATTAGTACCAGCTGAACCAGCAGTCGGAGCAGCTCCAGAAGTTCCAGCAGCACCACCAGTTCCTGCGGTATAAGTATTCGAAGCGCCTCCAGCCGTAGCTGCAACGTTAGCAGGGGTTACGTTGTGCCCACCGCCACAGCCTCCACCAGCACCACCCCATAGTGAACCACCGCCTACAGCGTTAGCAGGTACGTTAGTATGCCCACCACCACCACCACCACCAAGTTCAGCATTGTGAGTAGTGACAACAGTTATAGGACCTTGTGAACCAGTACCAGCAGTAACACCTGTGACGTTTGAAGTTCCAGGCAATCCACCAGCACCGACAGCTGCCGTACCTGTCCCACCAGCACCTCCAGTACCGCCACCGCCTCCACCGCCTCCAGCTAGTGCAGAAATATCTCCACCCTTACCACCGCCACCACCATAAGCAGCGAGCAGGGTTGTAGTGCCAAAAGTAGAGTTACCTCCAGCTCCTCCAGAACCTCCAGCAGCACCAGCTGCACCTGGAGCGCCAGCTGTACCACCAACACCTACGTTTAGGCTCTCAGTTGAAGATAAGTCAGAAGCTCTAAATATTCTTGTGTTATACGCTCCACCACCACCTCCTCCACCACCAGGTGCAACAGTAGCTGTTGCGAGTGAAGCACCAGCTCCACCGCCACCTCCTCCACCCCACATTATTACTTGTACCCAAGTTGGGGTAAATGAAGTAGGCTTAGTCCAAGTTCCAGCACCAGGAGTCGAGAACACTTGTATATCTGAGGCTGCACTTCCAGCTTGAGTAACTAATGTACCTGCTGAATTAACCCTATTCCACTTAGTACCATCATATTGCACACTCTCGTTTGGTTGCAGAGTACCTTTCCATACATCTAATGAAGTAGTGCCATCAAAATGTTGGACAGTTATGGAGTTTGAATAGGTAGATTGAGCGTTATAAATAGTAATAGTCTTAACTTGTCGCTGAGTAGAAGCACCAGGGCTTGCAACTATAGTTACTGTTGCGCCGCCAGCCGTAGTACCGTTGGTATTAGTTCTGCCTGGGGTGAAAGCTGTGGTTGTTTGGTCAGCCCAACCTGCCTGAAAGTCTAAGTCTACTGCGGTTGCTGCTGAGTAAACTACTCTGATTATATCCGATGCTGATGTTAATATCATATTATCTCCTTAAAATCCTATACTTATTCTTGCCATTATTTGTGGTTGCGTTAAACCTGAACTACCTAGAGTTTCAATCTTGTCGTACACAGCGTTTTTAGTAGGTACAGCTGTTGAGCCGTTCCAGCTAGCAGCGTAGGCATCGTCTGTAACAGTCACTATTCCAGTAGCTAGAGTATTAGTAGCGGTATCAAAAGTTAAGTCCACATCGCCCTCTATAGTCCCATCACCAGTCCATACACCTACTTGGTTATTGACTGGCGTGCCTACTTTAGATACATCTCCGCCACCAGCAGGAGTGTAAGCTTCGAAAGCGGTGTCCCCAGCGTTACGCCTGACTGATTGTCCTGCACCTAATGCTATGTTTGAATCTATATCGCCTGTATTTGCCATTTTATCCTCCTAATATTCCATATGTTTTTAACTGGTCCACTAATGTCCCTAAGACTCTTGCTACTTCTGTAAGTGTAGTTGATTCTGGGTTAAACGCCTTATCTGTAGTGTAGCCTCCAGTCACGGTCCATCCAGTATTTTGCACTACAGGAGTAGCATTCCAAAAGCCTAGTTTCTGTGTAGTAGCTGTTCCTATTTTTGTGCCTGTTGATGTTCCAAATGCTAGGTTTACTGCATCAGCCCACGTTGTAACGGTAGCTGCCCAATCTACGTTTAATGTGCCCGCTATTGAAAGACCTAAGTTGTCAGCACCTTTTCTGTATAGACCAGTGGTTGTGCTGTTCTCAAATACAAGTTTCGGTGCGGCTGCTGAACCATTACCAATAGTCACTAAACCTCTAACAGTACCGAGTTTGACATTGCCAGCCGTTACACCTGTACCACCATCAAGCAGAACTGCGCCACCAACCGTACCGTTACCACCAGCTAAGTTCAATGCGCCACCTGTCGAGACACCTGCACCAGCTCCACCTGTAAGGTTAATTGCTCCACCGTTGGAGTTACCTGCTTGAGCTGCGCCCCCTGTTAGGTTTAATGCTCCACCTACACCTGATGTAGTCGGTGAACCTGCGCCACCTTTGACTGTTAAAGCTGCTCCTGCTGTAGCTGCTGTTACGGTGTCTGCTGGGTTTATTGTAGCAGCCACTTCTTTAGTAAAGGTTACTGCGCTTAGGCTAGAGTTAAAACCAAATGTTACAAGTGAACTAGCATCAGAGCCTTGTTGTACAACTGGAGTAACGTTAAAAAAGCCCAGCTTTTGTGTCGTTGCTGTGCCTATTTTAATACCACTACTTGTATTAGAGATAATGTCGCCAGATGATGAAAAACCTGTTAGTAAAGTTCCTGAGTTATCTTGTATCTCAAATGCGTTAGCCGTCTGACCTGAGTTCATCTGTAAAACAAGAGCTTTACGAGCTGTTGAGCTAGGTCTGTTCATTTGTTCTGCTGCTGCATCTACTGATAGAGGAGCGTTAAGTAAGAACCGATTATTAACTGAACCTGTTGTCCCTAGATAAAACCCACCAGCAGCGTCAGTTTCAATAAAACCTGCAAAGTAGTTTCTTGAAGCAAGACCAGAAGAATAGATGTTGTATCTAGTAGTTCCTGCTGTTTGAGCCTCTAGGTATATACCGTAGTTCGTAGTTAGTGTTCCGCCACCGCCATTTGTATTGGCTGCAAAATATCCTGCTGCTGCTGACCCAACAGTTCCTGTGCTGTCATTTGTTACATTTCCATAAACTCCATAGGCTGATGTAATAGTACCGTTAGATTTGTTGGATACAACGCCAGGTGAACCATAAGCAGTAGAAATTGTCCCTGAACCTTTATGCAAGAAGTTGTTTAACATGCCAGCCCCAAGAATAGGTGCTGTTGCACTACCTGATGTAGTTGAAACGGTGTTTTCTATACCAATTAGAGATGTGGGATTGGTGGATGTGTTTAATTGAGTTTTTAATAACAAACCATTCATAAAAGACTTAGCTGTACCAGTCATTACCTCCTGAATACTAAGTACGGTACTCTCATTACCAACACCAAATAAGTCTTGTAACACCGAGTTAAAAGGACCAGTACCGTTTACGTCAGCATCAGCACCTACAGCTATGTGACCTGTGTAACGTATGCCAGGGGAATCAGCTTGCCAGTGTTCTGAGCCTACGTTATCGAAGTTGCCAGTGAAAAGATTGAAAGTATAACCCATATTAACTCCAACTGACGTTATCGATATCGCTCTTTGTACTGTCAGTATAATTAACTACTATCGTGCGTACGGTTGTTCCACCACTTCCTCCAGTCTTGAAGACGTAAGTTTCCACTGTTGGAGAAGTTTGTTGAACATCAACATAGTCAAAATCTATACCTGGTGCAAGCCCAGACGCAAACGGCTCAAGTTGATCATTTCCTGAGTTATAAGTATAAAGAGCCACTCGTTTAGCGGAAAGATTGCCTTTAGTGACATTTTCTTCCCTGTCGAGGGCTACTGATTTTTCTGATTGGTTAGGCAGGGCCACGCCTTACTCCTTTGTTACTTCGTTTTGTTCCAGCAACTTCCTCGCCGTTGCCTTTATCTGCTCTTCAGTTACATTAATACCCATTTGTTTTAGAAACTCTTGTAATCCTATACTATACTTCCTTGCGTGGGTTGTCCAGCTTATTGTTACCCTCATAGACCTTCATCTCCCTTTGAGCATCTCTTACGGTTGATAATAAACGTGTATACGTAAATAATTGATGTAGATAGCTCTCCCCTATTTCAGGTTGGGACATTGTTCTTTGAGTAGCTTTTATGGCTTCAAGAGCGTCTATCCTATCTCTCCCCTTAGAGAAATGGTCCCAAATGAATTGAAGCTTGTTTAGTTGTTCTGAGTCTGGGTGAGCTATACCCAATAGATCTCCAAGTTCTTCATAACCCAGTTTGGTCGGTTCTACAGCTGGTTCACCAAGGGTAGGTTCGCCATTTTCTTGTGGAGGTATGTCTTCTACTTGTAGTGTGGTTAAATCGTCACTCATAACGGCAGTTTATAAGGTGTGAGTAGACACCCATCTCCTTTATTCTATCTTTACCTATCTGTTTAGATAATGAGGATGCGGTGCGGGTATTCCCGAATTTGTTCACCGCTTGGTAATCCTCATCTTCTATAGTATACAACCTAATGTGGCATTTATTCTGTTCGTCATCTTTTCCGAAAACTGGTCCTTCAAAATCGGGTGTGGATATAAGTACTTGTCCGTCTGGAGTCTTAATTCTGTCTATAAGTTTAAATACCTTCAGTGGGTCTTCTACATGTTCCATAACTTCAAACGCCATAATAAAGTCAAACGTTTCATCAGTAGTTTCCATAAATTTCTCAATAGTCGTCTGGTAAAAGGTCGCATCTAGGTTATACTTCTTTGCCCGCTTTCCACCCATCATTACACCGTCTTCAGATAAGTCTACACCAACACCAGACGCACCTTTTAAGTGGTTGAGTACAGTCAACACCGCATAACCCTCTAAACAACCTAAATCTAACACTTTCTTTGGTTGGTATTCTTTTGCTATATCTAAAGCCCAAGCTACTCTAGGGAATATCCTATGAGCTTTAATGCTATCTTCATCCTCTAATGGTTGGAAATAGTGATTTTCATAGAAATCTTCATAGTTGTCTATATCAAAATCTTTTTCTCTAAAACTACGCATCGATTATATCGCTCCATTCCTGTGCTACGTTAACCCAATCACTTCTTTCAGCGAATAGTATTTGGTTGTTAATACTTTCTTGGTCCCGCTCCTCTTTAAGAGAGGAAACTATAGCATCAACTAGTTTTTTCTTATTATAGTCATCTGTGTATATTCTGTCGGTTTCTATGAAGGTAGCTTCTGGACCACCAGTTTCTTTGAGAGCTGCTTTGTCAGTAATGACAGGCTTCATACCAGCTGCATTGGCTTTTAAGGCAGTTATACAGTGTATTTCATCAAACTCTGTTGGATAAGCCCATACTTTAGTTTCAAGCATCTTCTTAGCTAATACTTCATGCGATACCCTGCCATGCTCTGTAATACCAAGTTTCTCGCCGTCTTTTAGTTTCTGAGTCATCCTGTGGTAGAAGGAATCTTCGCCCTCTGCTGATACCCATGACTGCCATCCATAGTAAATATCTAGGGTCGCTTCAGGCACTTGGGCCTTAATCTGCGGCCAAAGGTCTACCAGACACTCCAAACCTCTGTAATAGGCGCTAAAATAGCCTACAGAGAATGGTTTATTAATGTGTTCCTGGTTGAATTGGTCAAACTTTATACCGTTACCGACTACGTTATATGTCTTAACGTCATATTGGTCAGCATGGTAGTCTGATTTGAACATATATATAGCACCATTTTCCTTAACCATACTAGTTGGGAGTTTATCGTGCATATCTATAAGGGTTTTATTAGCCTTAAACTGGCTAGCAAACTGCGGATAACGCCAGACAACTAGTGTATCGAAGTGGTCACGCTTGTCTATTTGCTTCCAAGGCTTCCATTGAACACCTTCGTCTTCGTATTCTTTAGGTACTTCACCAAATACAGTGACTTGGTAGCCCTTTTTAGCTAGTTCACGGGTAAGGTAGACGATTGCTTCTTCGCTTCCTCCCATTCCTTTGTCTAAAGTATGTGGTCCCCAATCTTCATAACCTCTTCCACAGAAAAATACTATAGAATTTACTGGCCAGGTAGTGGGTTCGGTGACTAATTCTCGTAATTTTCGGAATCTACTATCATATTTGATGTCTTCCTTGAGGTTTGTCCATAGTTGTTCGGGTATTTGGTAGTGTTTTGCTACCGCTGGGAGTATTTTTGCTAGATTATCGAGTCCAGTTTCATGTTTGTAGTGTGGTAATAGGTCAGAAGTATCTATAGTTTGGACTGTTTCCAGTAGTTTAAGTGCTTCTTCGTGATTTCCTAGGCTAAACTCACTAATTGCGCCCATTAGTTTAGCTCTATCTGGGATAGTTGGGTCTGTAATGGAGACTGATTCTGGTTCAGGCTTACTAAATGCTACTTTAAGCCACTCTAAAGTCTCTTTAAAGTTGTTTTCTTCAAATTCAAACTGAGCTAGGTTGAAATATGCCTGTGGATATTGAGGTAACATCCCCATAGCCTGTAGTGCGTAGTTCTTTGCTTCGTCTATAGAGCCCAAATGGTTAGCTGCTTCACTCATTCTCAGTAGTGAACGGTAGATTTCTTCATCCCATCCACCTACTTCAACGTACTCTTTGAGGATTTGTATACACTTTTCCCAATCTTGAAGAGAGTAGTAGGATATTCCTAGGTAATGTATGTACCTTGCGTCTCTTGTTTCTTCATAGGCTTTCTTTAGAATCTCGTGATTACGCTCTCTGGAGCCTTCTGTGTTGGTATTCTGATGTCTAACGGGTATATATACTCGTTCTGTCTTTGGGTTTCCTATAGGTATCTGAGTTTCGTGTACCCAGCCCTTCCATTCAAACTGGTCTTTCTTAGTAAGACGTTCTCTCCAGTGTAGAGCTATGCAGTTACCATCATTATCATAGGCGTACTCGTAAGGGAGCCATATAGCGTCTAGGTCGTTGTTCACGGCTAGCTGTCGAAGTTGTGGAATCTTTGAAAAATCAAACAGGTCATCTGCATCCAACCAAAAAGCATAATCAGTATCTCCCTGTGCATAGTTATGAGTTCTTGCTTCGTCAAAACGGTCCGTCCATTTACGATAATCAACTATGATTGTATCCCCAGAGTCTTTTAGTTTATTGTAGGCTTTCTTATCAGATACAGTTAAGTATATAGAGTTAAAGTAGGGATAGGCTTCCTTTAAAAGTTCCTTTACCTCATCAACCTCATCCTTGACAATCATATACAAACCTACTGTTGGTTTTTTCATCGTGTCTCCCTCAACTTTTTAAATACTTCTTTTACTAATGCTCGGTAATAAAGGTGTGGATTAACCATAGGGTCGCCTTTATAGAACTCTTCTATAAGAACATCAGTATTATCTTGTCTAATAAACACATACACTTTTCTTTTGACATCGTTCGGGTCGGGTTTCATACCAACAATAGCGTGATTGTGGTATTTAAGGAAAGCTGCTAGAGGTGTATCACTAGTAGTAAAAGGTTCTAAATCATTCTCCATTTTGTAATTCCTTGTATTTTTTCCATGTTATTAGTTTTCCGTCTGCTGTCCATAAATAGGTCCTACCTAGTTTTCTGATTATATATGTGTACGGGTACATGTCGTCTAGTTTAGTTATCTTCATTTATATCCTCCCATTCTATGTTATGTATTGCTTCTATCGCTCCCCCGTCTTCTCCGCTTTGTTGAAAACATTCTTCGTGGCAAATGAATCCACTACCTTCGGTTGTTTCAACCATCATAATACCTATCCCAAACTCTACTCTCTGCCCACAGAATTTGCATTTAAGAGAGAACTCTCCCAGTGGTCGCGTCATAATTCTTTTTCCTTTTCACCCTATTATTTTTAACAGGGGGTTTTTCAGATTGGTACATCTGATACACCCCAGCAAGTGACATTACTAAATCATCATGTGCTCCAGCTTCAGCAATGGGTTTCCAGCCAGTAGCGGTTTGTTTCTCAATAAAGGAATACATTTCTGTAATTGTGGGTTTGTCGTAGATTCTAATAAGCTTGTTATCGACAGCTTCTTTGAGTCCAGCAAGCATCATCGGTCTAGTAGCGGAGGTAGTGTCCCAACCGTATTTTTCAGTAATCTGCATATTTCCTCTGTCACCTAATCCTCTTTTCTGTTGGTAAACTGTGTACTCATTTGTACGGTTTAATCGTACAATTCGTTCTATTTCAGCTATACCACCGTTATTTCGTTCGTAGCAGATGACTGGTTTAACGCCTGTGATTTTAGCTATCTCTTGGGCTTTGTTGTGGAGTTCGGGGGTCATGTCAGAAGCCATACACTTCTTATGGAATACTAAAGGAACGTCTAATCGGTTGTGAGACATAAACTGAGCAGCACAAAAGTCTCCACCTCCCCAAGCTGTATCAGCGAATATTAATACGAATTCACCAGGTTCAAAATCACGGTATTTCCTAAACATAGAGAGGCTCCTGGGCGTTTTCCATGTGCCACTTCAAAGCTTCTAAATCGAAGTAGGTGTTTCCACTGGTAAGGAAAGCTAATTCTGGGTTAGCGGGGTATTCCTGGTCGTAGAGTCTTCCAAGTTCTGCTTCTTTGTTTTTAAGGTATTCTTCAGAGTATTCCCATTTAGGAGCGTAGAATAAAGCTTTATAATTTCTCTGTTTAGCGGCTGATTCATCCCAAAAAGTTTTAAAGGCGTTATAGCCATTAGCGGTAGTTTCCATAGTTATCATGGCGTTATTCACGACAGCTTCTCCAACTCCAGCGAGTAAGAGTTCGATATTGTCAGCCATACTTACTTCAGTAAGATGAAGGAAGGTAATGTCATCACCACGTCCAAAACCTGAAGATTTAGCAGTACCTACTCTTAAAGTATTAGTATAAGAATCATCTCCGTTCTTGACTTCCATGACCATTTCATACTTAGAATTGTATTTAAGTTTAAAGTCTATTTTATTAACTCGTTGGTAGGAGTCTAAGAAACGTTTAGCTCTTTCAAGTTGTTTACCACTCGCTCCTTGGTCAAAGGACATACTCACACATCTTTCGTTTTTTCCGAAGATGAATTTAATCACAGCTACGGCTAAAAGAACGGAACTGAATCCCATCTTTCTAGCTTTCAATATAACATTGCGGTCAGTCGAGCGTTTAAGAAAATCTAATTGTGCGGGGTTTAAAATAAATGGGACTTCTTGTTGGTTCTTATCGACAATTAAAAGGTTCTCTTCTATTGCCCTCTGATACCCTTCCCATTTTTTCATAATACCCCCATTAATAATTAAAGCGTAAACTTTATCACTTTATGTGTCAATACCTAAATGGATTGTGTATAACTGGAGTGCCCAGTTCACCCTTCTTTTCATCCTCAACAACCGCAAAGTTATTCTTCCACCATAGGAAGTACTGTCTACCATTCATATAATCGGGCATCTTAGGCCAGTCCTTCTGAATAACAGGAATAGCAGCTAAAGGTACGTCATACCAATACTTTGCTTGGCGAATGTCAGACTTCTCGTCCTTGGGTCTTCCCATTCCATTGGCTTTAGTTACTGTATAGAACTTAAAGTTTAGTGTGACAGGTTCGGCGCCAAGTGTGACATTTGGTGTGACAGACTCTAGGCGTGACAAGTCTTTTCTGCACTTAGGAGAACAGGTCCTAGCTGTTGCCTTCTTACTACTAATATCTATGCCGCAAACTTCACATTCTCTCATATTAACTCCTTACATTAGTGTGACAAATTAATAGTAACATATCTTAAAAAGTAGGGGTACTGTATTTTTTTCCTTAAAGAAAGGACGAGAAATCATATATATCTATATATATACTATGGTACCAACTCAATACTGCCCCTATGGGGGTGTTTCACGTTCATAGAGTACGCCTAGCATGCTTTAAAAAAATAGATGGGTATGTACTCATCTTTAATATTTAAACGGCTTAGAAAGGCTGTACGTGCGTCATTAGATTAGGCGTGTCGTACATTGTTTATTGTGCGACATAGATTAACAGAGGTCAGGTTGTTTATTAAAGGTTATAGACTGTACGTTTGTCACTAACGTGTTGGATATATGAAACAGAGGTGGAGTCAGTCTTTTGTGAGGGTTTACCAAAGGTTCTATCAAGTATATCTTTACTTGCCATCATCTGTATTTGTTCATTTTCGCTATCTAACTTAGATACTATTACCTGTTTAGCTTTATCTATATGTTTATTAAG